TCCATTTCTAAACAAAATGTTTCTATATAAACTGTATTTCCTCTTTGCATTTCAAAATTAGCAATTTGATTTTCTGCTATTATTTTTCTTTCTTCACATTCTTCTTTTTCTAAAAATCCCCCAAATCCTTTGTAAGAAATTGCAGGAAAATTTGGATAAGACATTAATGCTACTAAAAACCATATTTTTATCATTTAATTAGATGGGGCTATTACACCCCATCATTTCCTTAATTTATTTTAATTTGTCTTGGCTGCTTTTCTTTTGGTAAATCTTGTACCAATAGTATATTAAGCATACCATCTTTTAATTTAGCGTCTTTTACATTCATATATTCAGATAATTTAAATGATTGTTTAAATGTTCTCTCCGCTATACCTTTATAAAGATATTCTTTGTCTGAAGAAGATAATTCTCCTTCAATTGCCAGAGTATTTTCCTTTTGAGTTACAGAAATATCCTTTTCAGAAAATCCTGCCACAGCAAAAGTCAATTTATACTCACAGTCACCTACCTTTTCAATATTATAGGGTGGGTAACTACTTGGGCGAAAGTCAGCTATATCATTAAATAAGCTGTCAAACCCCACTGTCATCGCCCGAAACGGGCTTAGGTCTATTCTTGTCATTGTTTGCCTCCTTATTAAGCAAGGTTAATATTGTATCCAATTTGTCTTCCATTTTAGATACTCGTTTCTCAAGTTCAGCATTATTGCCTGAACCTATAGAAACAGTCTTTTGACCAGTAGTAATGCCTTTTACTGGTTGTCGTAAATCATATACTGCCATAAAGTCTCGTATGTAAAAGGGGGCACTAGGCCCCCTAAGTTATATTAATTATTGAGCAGTGTCGTGTTGAGTGTCAGATTGTCTGTCATTCTCATCCACACCTGCAACATCACAAAGTATAGCCCAAACACGGATTTTACCCGCAGCCGAAGCCGCACTTAATACAAGTACATCAAGTGTATCAGCAGTTGCTGCCAAATGTCTTGCTGTAGCTGTTAATGTTGAATAACCCGTTGCATTAGTATCTCCATCAGCGTAAATATCAACATCTCCACCTGTGATACCTAAGTCCATAGTTACAGAACTTGTTAATGCTGTTAGCACTTCAATTCCTGCTTCCATAACCAAGGTTTCAGCAGGTAAATCAATAACACGTAGTACATCATTTTGTGCTGCACCACTGTCGCCATTGATTGCTGAAATATCAATTGTATTTTCCACCAAATAAGGAGTTCTTATTCCGGGGTTATATCTGCCGGGACGATTAGTTCCACCCGGCCCAGTTACATCATATGTAGCCATAGTTAAATCCTCCC